AATGCCGCGCTCCCCAGACATGCCTGAAATAGCGGTCCGTGCGTGGGCGCCGTCGTCTGATCGGCCCAGTTCGTCATGTAGGTCGTCAGCTGAAAGCTGGTCTGCTTTCGTAGTCCGCCCGGATTGCCGACAAAGGTTCGCGATCCGGTCTTGTCCTTACGCTGTACCTTCTCCGGCCGCTGCTTGGCCGTCAATTTTACCGCTGGTATTCGATTCACCGCCGACACGGCCGCGGCGTTGCCATAACTCGCTTCCAGAGCCACGTAGTAACGGTTGTTGTTCGATAGAATATAAGACATATTGATCCTACAGCCTCACGCTTCGCATCTTTCGGTTAGTCCGTACTGATCTGTGTAACAAGCGATATTTTGCCGAGCTGTAGAAAATTACGCCCGCCATGCTTGACGCCGCCGTAGGTGATTTCGTATCCGCCGGCATAAAAGACCCCGTCTCCCCAATCGCCGCGATTACTGTCCAAAACTTGCGTAACCGCGTCAACATATGAGTTCAAGTTTGTTTGCATGCCGTCCAATCGGTCCTGCGATATCCGCGTCTCAATGACCATCTCCGCATCTCCGGAGAACGTCCGGAATTTCTCGCGAAGCTGGTTGACCACCTTACTGCAGTAGACGTAGACCAGAGGATAGCTGCTCACGGTGCTGCGCTCGGAAAGGTCCGGCGCGACGTTTTGAGCAATGATCTGCGCCGCTGAAACCGCTGCCAACGATAAATTCTGGGCTTGGGACAGTGCGGCCACTGCAGCGGGAACGCCTTCAATGCCGGTGAGAATTCCCATCAGCTTGCTGGTGGTCATCGTGGCGATTTGAGGCACTCGTTACCCTCTCTCGATGGCACGGTGATCCACCACATACCACGTCGGCTGCTGGCCACCACCTGGCTGTGCGCCTGTTGTGAGCGCCCCGGTCATTGTCCAACTGCTTCCCAGTGCGATCGGCGTGCTGTTTTGCAGGCTAATCGCGTTCGGCGCCTGCCCCACGTAAACATTCCATCCAGCTGCGTTAGCCGCTGGTTTCACCACTGCGATCGCCAGTTGCTGCCCAGCCGCTGTTGTGATCTGAGCGACGTCACTCGCGCAACCCTCTCGACCTGCTTGATTGACCCAGGTTGCTGCCGCGTAGTATGTCGACGCCAGTCCGTTCCCCGAGATCGTACTCAAAATAGGAGTGCTTGCTTTGGGTATCGGGCCGGCGACCAGGCCGACACCGATTCGCAAATAATTCTTAGAGCTCGCCTTAGCCAGATCCTCGTACTCAGTCCACTTACCCTGATACCGGTCGTTCAGTTGATTGTTGTAGGCGTCCCGGTATACTAACGCTAACGTCTTATAGACGTGCCATTGTCGCAATGGCCCGGTCACGGCTACGTCACTTACTCCGCTCTGTTGTCTTGGCACGGGTTGAGGGAGCCATTGCGATTCTACGAACGGCAAGCGTTTCAATAAGAACATCATCAGCTCGTTCGCTATTTCGTCCTGAGCCAGCGCGATCTTGCCGGCCAAGTCAATCCCTTCTGTACTGGCGACATCGAGAATGCGATTCTCGTAGTTCTGCAGATCGAGTGTTTCGTTGATCGCTCCATCCGTGAATAAGGCCATGCCGCGCACCGCCTCCTAACGCTTCTCTGGCCGAGCCGCATTTTTGATCGCGCGCAAGTCAGCGTCCGAGATCACGTTTACATGCACCCGTTCAGACATTGCGCGCTGCTGTGCGTCCTGTAACGCTTGCTCGTTTGTCTTGCGATATTCGCCTGTTTCCTCGGCGCTAGCCAGCCGGGCCCGTCCCTCCAAGATCAACCTTGCCGCATTACTGCGAGAAACCTCGGCCTTTTGGCCAGGTTTTCCTCCGTCCGGCGTCTCCTGGCTGACCACCACTACATGCGGATCGGTGATCTCTTGCTCGAGCTTTCGTAGTTTTTGGTAGAACATCCTCAGATCCATGCGTCCCCTTTGGGACATCGAATGGACGCGATTGCGCCCATTCGTGTCCAGTCGTTTTAACTATTCACCTGTACTGCAAAGCTGTTGCGAAGAACCGCGGTCCCGTAAAGAACATCCACGGTAAATTGCTGGGCCAGCGTATTCGGTTGGTAACTCATCACTACCCGTATTCCGAAGTTGCCCATCTCTGCATACTCCGCAATCGCCCCGGTCCCTGGCAGAGGCTGTGGGAGTCTCCGAATTACCAGACCGATCGCATCCCTCGCAAACGCCACGTTGTGTGTGGTGACTGGTCCGCTGCCGGTCTTCTGCACTAACTGCGACCGAAAGACAAAGAAGTCCTTGATCTTGCCGACCGCTCCGTCGACCAGCGCCCGGAGACCCGCCTCGCCGGCCGTGTAGTACTCGCTAAATCGCGGAATCTGTCTCAATGCCGAGTACGTCCCTGGATCGACAACCAGGTACTTCGACGCTGCAGCAGGCACTTTCGCCTGGAACAGAACAGTCTCCGCGGAGTCAATTGAGGCTTCCGTGAGCGCTATCCCCGCGGTTCCGATCGGGGTGTTGGCGCTAAATTGAGAATAAAGACTCAGTGTGTCCAACTCGATCCGTTCTGCGATCGCAACCACAGCCGGCTGCATGTACAACCTGAGAAGGTCCGGCACAGCCAACACCTTCGTGACGTCCGGAATCTGGAACGTCGCCTCCGCGTGCGTGTTCAGCACGATTTGGGCATTCCCCAGGTTCGGATTCTGAGTCTGGACGGTCCCACCTTCCGCGATATTATTCGCGACTAACGTCGGGGGAATCGGTACGTTCACCGTATCCCCGGCGTGGGCTAACGTCGGTTCATAGTCCCGATTGACTAAGTTACCCATCACTAAGTTACTCATGAGGGCGGGCAACGCGTCGACCGCAACTAACTTAACAATCGCACTCGCTACATTCGCTGATGTAATTGCTGGCATTTATGTTTCCTCTTTTCCTCTTGTCGCTTCGTTACATACCTCGCATCGCTTGACTGGCTACCCGCGAGATCTCCTGACGCGCCTTGTCCAGTTCTTCCGGACTCATGCCCGGTCGAATTTTGTCCAGATCAAGCCCGCCCACATTCGGAGCCGCCTTGGGCCCCGATCCCATACCCGAACCACCCGTCATGCGCGCGGGCAGAAGCTCCGGGTTTTCCTGTACGAACTGCGTAAGGTAGTCCCGCACTGGCACATCGGTGGGTCCGTTCTTTGCGATCAGTCGCCCGTCTTGATCGCGCTGAATATCGTCTTTCACCACGCGATAAGCCAAATCAACCTTGGCCACCCCCAGCCGCTGCAGCTCGGCCCGAATGGACGCCCCGCGCTCCGCCTCTTCCGCGACTTTTCGGCTGTGCTGGTTTTCCTGGACAAGGTCGTTGACGCGCCGTTCCAGATCCTCGCGTCTTTTCCGCTCGTCCAGCAACTCCGCCTTATACGCAGGTTCCGCTTTAGCTTGCTCGGCCTGCACAAACTCCTCGATTACGCCGCGAATGATGGAGCGTAACTCTGTTGGTTCTTGTTTTTTCTCTTCCATAAACTCCCCTTGGCGGCTTCGTTGGTTGCCGGTTGGCGGTCTACTTCTGCTGGTCGATCTCCCGCCCGATCTGGTCTTTGACGTCTTGCCGCGAGTCGCACAGAAATTGGAACGCCAGCTTCTTGAACACTTGTTTCTTCAGGGTTGGCGAAGCAATCCCCAGGTTGAGCAGCCTTTCCGCGTCGGCCAACTCCGTTCCGAAGTCGCCTATATCGAACTCATCCATGCCCGAGACATTGATACTTAACCCGTCCTCGCGGGCCGCGTCTACCGCGCGTAGGACCCGCTTCATTGCGTCCTTTACGCCATCTCCGTATGCCCGCAGCACCTCTTGCGTGATCGCGAAATCTCTTTGCTTGCTCAATCCCGACTGAGCTGCGCTGCCAGACCCACCGGCGTGCGTCACATGGCAAACTCGGTAAATTTCTTCTTGTAACCTCGAAAGATTTTCCGACGCTATTTGGTAGACGTGCCCTTCCGGTTCGGTCCATCCAAATCGATCCTGCGGCCCCAACTGGATGTAGTACGACTCGCCCATCACCTGATTCCAGTCGCGTTCTGAATAAACCACCGGCATCGCGAACAGCCCCATCGTCAGGGCCCAACCCAGTGCATTGGACTTGTTGAAATGCTCCAACTGCAAAGATCCGGCCTTGTTCAGCAGCCACAGCCCTTCCGAAACTCGCAGGTCCACCAGGGGGACTCGTGCCTGCTTCGCTAACCCATGGCGGCCCTCGGCCATTACTTCAATCGGTTGCCGATGACCGTCGTTTTCGAGCTGTTCGTAGATCCGATATATCTCTTTGTCGTAATACACCCATCGTGTCTGCTTGGCCCAGGTTCGGTCTTCGATCTTTTCTTTCTTTAAACTCCGTGTCCGTAATACGACCCACTCGTAATGGCCATGCTCGTCGAAGCTCCAGTTAATAAGCTCATCGGCGGAGTAACTCACCAGGTACGCCCGCGACGCACCGCGTTCATCTTCCTCGGCGCGTGTGCCGGCCGGACGGTTTAGTCGCGGAAAGTCGATCAGCGTGTAACTTTTGCCGCAAATAAGCGCTTCTATAAATTGTTTTCGAAAGAACTCGGTTAGGCTGCTGCCCCTTCGATCGCAGTCCTCCGTGAATTCTCCGAAAAACTTCTTGGCGCGCTCATTCGTTCCATCGAAGGACAATACGGCCTCCCGACGAAACAGCGTCGCGGCGTACCAGTCTACGATGGACCCCACATAGTTCTCATAGAAACAACGCAGAAGCCGTTCGCCGAATACATCTCCAGGTTCCTTCTGCCGCCGGATCAGATACTCTTCCGCGTTGGCCTTGAACTGCTCACCGCCCACGTAGAGATCGCGGTATTGCCGCCACATTGCTCGCCGTGCGGCATATTCGGGATGCTCGTGGTTGATATCGAGATTGTCTTTGATCGTGTCCATCTTTTCCTGTCACACTAGAGCAACCGCTGGCCTTGTTCTCCAAAAACCGGTCGGGGCCGGCATTCCTGCCATAGCAAATAGCCCAGCGCATCCGACAAATGAGTCCTTTGAGAGTCCTTTTCTTTGTCAATCACGCTGCTTTCCGGCTTGAAAGTGACCTCTTCGAAGTCCATAATCAGCCCTTTGCACCGCGGATCGACCAACAACTGTACCTCTTCGCCGGCAGAAAACAGTTTCGAATTCACCAGCGCGATTCGTTCCCGAACGCTCGGATTACTCGACGGCACGCGAAATTTCGGGCTGCCATACACCGTTCGCCGGAAGTATTCCCTGATCATCTGGTAATCCGTCGTTCCGGCTGTCTGCAACCTCTGACCCGACGCGTCTCCGTAGATCACGACGCCGGCCCGATGGTCTGGATACCTAGTCATGAACTCCTCGCAGGCATGGTGGGTACTGGCGCGGGTCAAAACAATCTCGTCCAAAACCCGCACTTCATCTCCGTCTTTCTGAGCCACAATCGAACTCATTGGATCCACGTTAAAATCAAGCGCCCAAAACAGCGGCAGCACAGTATCAAGCTG